ACCCCGATGGTCTGACTGAAGTAAGTTTTGATCTGGTCTCCAGAGGCAAGCCAGTCTTCGGTCTGTATGACTCTGATAATGCCACTCCGATTCCATACGGCAGTATCCAGTAGGAACCGAGCTCGGAACAACCTCAATCCACCCACATCCCATGGGTGGTTTTTTTTTAAATCAGAACCCTTCCAATGCATTACGACCTACTTGTCGGAGAAGGCTCCGGTGTATTTGCAGTCAATTGCAAGCTAGAAAGCACCGTGCTGTCAGTTGGTGCTTTCTACCTGCCCCGGACCCGCTCCCAGTTTATACGGTTAGCGGATGAAAAAGCAACTATCAGCGTAACTATAGAAATACCAGAACCGATGCGTAATCAGAATTCAGCCATCCGAGCATGGGCGTTAGATCTGGATATTCAGGAAGGCACAAAGTAAAAACCGCTTAGCGCATAAAAGGAGTAGACTAGGACAGTTATTTCAACCAAGAATGTCCAAATACTCGTCCCTACTGTTTTCCCCGGAGAAGTTTCACGAGATCGGTCCTTTTAGATTCCCTGTTTACAATGACCTAGTGCCGGGTGAAGCTAGGCGCATGGAGGAGCTGACCCGTAAACATGCCAAATCATCTATAGCTTCAATCCGACTAGCCAAGAAGATTGCAGAGGACCGCAGTATCACGGTGAAGGAAGCAGTAAAGATGCTTTCCGAGCTTGAAACAGGAGAGAATGAAGAGCTGCTGTATGAGTATGCAGCTGAGCTGGAAGCATTACAAGGCGAGTCATTGAACGCATTGGAGCAACAGATTGATTTCGTGACGTTGTTCATGCGATATCGCGGAGAAGTAAAACTACCTAAGTCAAAGACATTTTCGCAGGTATCCGATTGGGAGATTTCTGACACGGAATCGATGCCAAGGGATTTACTGGACAAGGTTTTCGAGATGGTGCTTTGGGAACGTGATGGCTGGCCAACGCCGGGAAAGGAGACACAGTCCGAAGTCGAGAGCCCGAACCCGACGAAATAGAGCTTGGTGCTGCCGCGATATTGCGTAGGTCCAGCACTGAGTGGGACAAGATATATTTTCGTCTTCGGGCTTCTCGGCTTGGAGACGATTTTCCTCGTGAGCGTTTCTTAAGGACTCCAACGAAGACGATTCATCAGGTACTTGTTTGGTTGGACGATCAGGAGAAGCGAGAGGCCAATATTGGAGCAAGTACCACTGCGCAGTTAGCTCAGCTGGTCATGATGATCGGCCAGAGCTTCGCTGGATCCAAGCGCAGAGCGGTGAAGATCAAACCGCAAGATTTTTTACCGTTCCCCACTTGGAGACCTGCGCACGCTGTTAATGGCCCAGACGCTCCAACTAAGTATGTCTTAACAGAGCTCTTCAAGAAGCGGAGCTTACCACCGCACATATTTACGGCGTTATTTAGTGATGCGGATAATTGATCGGTAAACTGAACCAAGCGGTTGTACGGACTTTAAAGTGCCAGATTTTTCCATAAAGGTTGGTGCGGATACTAAGAATGCCACTAAGGCCCTAAAGGGCATGGGCAAAGCCCTTGATAACTTAAAAAAGTCAGCTTCCAAGTTTAAGATACCAAGCTTAGATGATTTAGAAAGAAGGTATGACAGATTAAATAAGGACGTTAAGACCGCAACAAATTCGATCAGGTTATTCCATAGGGTCAGCATGAAAATGCCAGGCCCTTACAAAGAAACANCATCTCTAGTATCTAGTATAACCAAAGGGTTAGCCAGAACTGTAGTAACAATAGACAGAAACAACTCAGCTGCAGAGATTTTAAGCACCACCTTCGGCAAGATCCGCAGAAATGTTGTGGGACTCGTCTCAGCATTAGCGAAGATAGGTTTCGCCCTGTTCGCCATAAAGGGGATTACGAGTGTAGTCCAGGCGGCGTGGAAAGGATTTTTCAATGAGACGGTAGGTCGAGAGATCCAATTACGCCAGACCCTGCTGAAAACACAAACAGCGTTGGCCTCCACGACGAAGGTATTTAAAGACGGTAAGGAGATAACCGACCCCTACACCAAGATCGTCACCCTCACATCCGAGGTGGGCAAAAACATTGATTCCATCCGAGAACGGTCCATTGCACTAGCAGGTGTCACCTCTGGTCAGGTGATCGAGGTGTTTGGCCTTGTCGCTCAACAGATCTCGTCGATTGGTGGAAGTCTCAAAGATGCAGAAGATTTAGCGATTAGCTTCTCCGCCGCTCTTGGTACGTTCGGCATCCCGATGTACCAAGCCCGACAAGAGATCGGTTCGATTCTCCGTGGTGACATCACCATGGATTCCTATCTGGCTAAGTCACTCGGCATCACTAATGAGGACATAGCAAAAGCCAAGGGCGATGTAGGTGGTGTAGTCAAATTCCTGGAAGATCGTTTATCTGCTGCGGTCGCAGGTCAACGTATTGCCGCCAAAGGCTTCGCGGGTGTCACTTCTAACATTGCTGACCTATGGGAGTTGATAGGTCAGAAGTTCGGCGCTGGATTGCTGGACCCTCTGCTCGATGGGTTGACACTTGTATTCGACCGTCTCTTCAGCATTAAGGATGTAATTTTCGATATTGCCAGATCAGCAGGTAACGCGGTCGGTCAAGTTGGTGGGATTATTGCCTCGGGTGCTTCTGCCACGATTGGTGCCACACAGCTGGATTACGGCGGAGCAGTATCTGGTGCAAAGGATGCAGCCCGTAACCTTACGGGTTATTTCAGCGAAGCGGCAGTAAGTATCGCCACCGAGCTCGGTAATGCTTTCAAGGCTCTACAACCTTCATTGTTGATAATTGTTGATGGAATGAAGGAGTTAGCTCAAGCGTTTGTTGGTATCCGGGTCCAAGTATTTAAATCATTAGCCAGTGCTTTAGCGATCGTTGCTAGTGCTTTGAGCGGCATCGTTGAGATGCTTTCTGGCATCTTCAATATGTATGCTCAGTTTCTCAATAATGATGTTGTCAAATACATAAGTTCCATCTCAATGCAGATGGGTATTTTGAAGCGCTTTGGTTTAGACCTTATTACGAATATGATATTGGCTGCGCGTGTATTAGTTACCACTATTATCCCCGCGCTTGGTGTATTCGGCACTGTAATAGCCACGTTACTTGCGGCCATAGGTGGATTGATAATAGGTGTCGCATCATTGGCGACGACGTTTGCAGGTTTAGCCGCTGCACTCGTAAGACCAGCCATTGCGATACCTGGACTTGCGGCAGCTCTCACTGCACTCTCTACACAACTGACATCAGTAGCTGCTGGTGCTAATGCTGCAGGTGGGCAGGTCAATAGTCTGGCGACTAAGTTCGGTGTATTAGGTGGCACTGCTAGAGCCGCAGGGATGGCAATGATCAAGGCTTTAGGTATTGTTGCACTTGTTCAAATTGGCATCACCGTCGCGATTGATGCATTTGGTAAGTGGCGTCGTGAACAACAACGTGTATCCAAACAGAATGAAGCCATATTAGCTTTGAATAAACTCGCAGGTGCCTATAGAGATGTAACAGAAACATCAGATGAAGCATCACAGGCCGCAAAGCGTTTCGCCCAGACAATTGCTGATCAAGCATACNCAGAGGCGAAGAGGGAAATAGACGAAATAGAGAAGAAGATAGCAAGGTTAAGGGAAACATTAGACTCTCCATCAGATCCCCGTATTCCTATGATTTCGGGGACTTCAATGGATGCGACTCGTAATTATGCTTTATTGGAACAGAGCTTCATGAAAGGAGACATTAAATCTTTATTGAGAGCTAAGGAGATTGTAACTAAATACGAAGCGGCAGCTGACAAGAAGCGATTAGATCGAAATATCACGATGGAGAAGAAAAACAAAGTAAGGATGGAGAAGGTTATAGAGAAGATGCGTCGTGAGCAGGAAAGCACACTGTTTGCTAAACGCATGTCCAACGCCCGCAAGGAGATCGAGGTCTATAAACTTCGTGGTCAAATTGCGATCTCTCAGGCTGATGAGGTAATCCGCAATCAGATCAAAGGGGAGGAAGGCATTGAGCGAGCTGGTCTAGAGCGTTTACGCACCTTCTTGGTTGCGAAGAAACGGGGTGAATTAGATATTGAAGCACGTAAGCGTGAGCTATCGCTCAGGTTACAGGAACTAGAGAAAGGTGTTGCTGACTATAAGTACGCCCAGGAGAAAAAGATCTATGAGATGCGCAAGAAGATGGGTGAGTACGAAGCGAAGCTTTCAGAATTCAAGGTTAAGAAAGCTGCGCAAGAACAGAAAGCGCGTACTGGTACTACGGGGTCAGCTACAGGTAGGACAGGTCTCACACAAGGGGCTACAGGTTCGTCACCCGATATTTCTGGTCCGCATTATCACGTCGATGCAAATTGGCCGATAACAGAAGCTGAGGCCCGTGCAATGTTTGTAGGAGGTAGCGGCTTCACTAAAACAAGCAGTCCTGGTGATGGGCGCTCCAATGGAAGGGTACACAATGGTTGGGATTTTGCAGCACCAGGAGGAACCTCCCACAACCTAGATTTAGCCCCAGGCCATACGATGGCTAACTTCACGAGATCGCCTAATAGCCTAGGTGGTAATTTTGCGACGATCTTATTGGATATCAGCAAAGGATTAAATGAAAAGAACCAGCCCAAGGTGGCATACATTAGACATCTTTCCGATCCAGGCACTGGATGGAAAATGCCATCCCTTGGACCTGAGGCACCCAAAGAGGAGGTGCTATTACCGCCCGAACTACCGAAAAACCTACTTGCTGGTATGGAGGGTGAACATACAGCGGAGTACGAAAAGTTATCCAATGCTTTAGGTGGTTTAATCACTCAAATAGATGATGCAACAACACGATTGAAAGAGGTGTCAAATGCGAATGAGCTGAACAGGTTGATGGATGCGATGTTCCCTAAAGTTTCTATGCAGGGCATAGAAGACAGCATTGGAGAAAGCAGGAGTAGGACAGCTGGTATCTTGAGTCAAGATCTAAAAAGTAAATCACCTGATAAAATAGGAATTGAAGCACAGATAGATAAGGCTAAAGAGGCACTTGCTCGTGCAAGAGATGCGTATATTGAAAATATCAAAAAACTAGCTCTTAATGATAAGCAAGTAGCTGAAGAGGCTGAGTCATACATATCTAAGATAATCGCCGAGTTTAAAGAGGCTGAGACAGCCGCAAAAGCTTTCGGAGAAAAACAATTGGAGGCATTTAGCGCACAAGCAATTGAAAGATATGTAAGAGCTACAGTGGAAAGTATTGATGGTATCAATGCACAGACAGAAGCGATCAAGCTAAGAAATCAGCTTGAATCAACAGGCATGAGTTCCGTGGCTGTTGAGGCTGAATTAGCCAAGGCAGAGGCCACTAGGGTATATATAAAAGAGTTAAGAGACGCCAATACCGAGCTAGAGAGAAAACAAGCATTAGAAGCCCTTAACGCTAAGAAGGCAGCTATTGATGAAAATAAAGAAGCGAAGATTAAAGCAAGCGACCCCGTCAACAATCTGATGAAGCAGTGGGCGTCAGACCTGAAAGATTTCAGAGGCATGATTGCGGAGTTAGCTCAGACGATCCAGCAGTCTTTGAGTTCAGCAATGGCCAGTGCAATTGGTGCAATGATCTCGGGTACAGGAGAGCTAAAGGATATTTTTGCAAACATGTTTGAAAGTATAGGCCAAGCATTCATAAAGATGGCTACAGATATGATTACCAAGTGGTTATTGATGAAAGCTATTGGATTGGTTGCGAGTGCATTTGGTGGCGGCGGTGCTGGCAATACTCCGAACGTCAGCTTGGAGGGAGCTAATTCCATCGGTCTCACTGCTGCCCCAGGTTTAGCCATGGGTGGCCCTGTCACTCAAGGGCAACCATACGTTGTCGGCGAAAGGGGTCCAGAACTTTTTGTCCCACAAGGTAGTTCTGGAAAAATCGTTCCCAACCATGCACTAAATGCATATTCACCCGGAAACAGCAATTCATACGGGCCAGGACAAGTACCAGTCAATATGTCCTACAGTGGCCCACAACTGAACTT